CTCTCGTCTATAAATGTTGCCATCTGTTCTCCGTACATAGAATGTATTGTGGAAATTAAAATAACGCTTATGGTGTTTAACCGGCGTTGTGCTTTTGCTCTGCTTGAATCTTCTCATTTCGCTTTCGTTCCCATTGCATCGCTGCTCCGGGAAAGTCGCCGGTCACGCCCTCAAGTTTGACCATTGGTTTGCTAATGATACGAATAGCAGGTTGACCACATACCTTACAATTGCTTGTCCGAAAGTCGGAGTCAATGTAAGATTCTGTAATGTGATCGTCAGCGCAGATAAACTCGTATATGCGTTTAGTCATTGGCATCTTTCTCAAAATCTTCGTAGCTGTTTTTAATTGAAGATTCGTATTGAATGATACGTGATACCGCTTCGAGTTGTCCGCGCCTATGCCAGAATTGTTTTTCATCTTGGATGGTAGTAATATCCTGAAGCATTTCCATATTGTCAGAAATATCTTCTACAAATTGCTTCCATCCCGGAGTCGTAAACAAGTCCAGTAAATTTTCGTAATAATCTTGTAAGTCTTTGTCCATCTCTTTTTCCTTTCATTGTTAGGAGAGATGTTGTTATTATACCACACTTTGACTATTTTGTCAAGTGTTTTCTAAATAAGTTGGGGGTTTTCGACACACTACCCCCGGAGTGCTAACGGCCCTAAGGCTGTCTAATTTTACTCTGCATTTGCATTGCAGCAATACGCTCGTTACTTACGATGTCCTCTTCCTTTAAAAGGAGTTCAGCAATCTTAGCACGGCGTTCGAATTCAACGTCATCACCAGTTCCATCTTGTAAGTTAGTAGATAAAGCAGCAACTAACTTAGCTTGCACAACTTGTGGCTCTAACTGCGTCTCTACAAGTGTCTGCTGAGCTTCTGCACTGTACTTAGCTGCTTGGGCTTGTAGGACTTGTAACTGCGCTTCCATAGTCTGCATCTGTAACTGCTGTTGAGCTTGTTGCATCTGTTGCTCTTCAGGATTAGGCTGATTCATCTCTTCTAGCTTAGCAATTAAGTCTTCACGGTTTGTAAGCCCCATGTTATCAATTACACTAGATACCAACATTGGGTACATAGGACTATTCTGACCTAATGTCTGCAACAACTGCACCAATTGAGTTACTTCATACTCACGGGCGATAACACCAAGCGAAGATGAAGGTACAAACTTGTAATCAGAGACAGGATAGTTGTCAGGGTCAAATTGCATGTAACGCCACGCTGTCTTCTCAATCATAGGGATTAAGAAGCTCTCTTGGAAGTTAACCAATGTACGCTTGTGGCGTTTAATGATTGCACCCAGAGACATAGACACAGCACCGGCAGCAGCTTCACCATTGATAGAGCCGGGAATACCAGCAGCGTCAATAGCGCCTGTAGCCATCTGAACCATCTTCTGCAATTCAGCCGCTTGAGCAAAGGTTACTTGATCTAAGTTACCAAACTTGAATGGTTGCAGGATTTCAGCGGGGTTCCCGTTAGTCAGGATGGTCTTGCCGGGACGAATCTCTAACTTAGCACCACGAGGCATACGAGTAGCGTCCATAGCCATCATAGGATGGACTGTAAGCGCCAAAGCATCGATACGGGCACGTAGCTCAGCATCTAATGCTTTCTGACTGTTGTAGCCCTTCTCACAAACTCCACGACCCCAGAAACGACCGGGTACAACGTCCCAAGGAAAAGCCACGATAGGTCGGTCTTGCATCATGTACGGGTTTTCTTCTATTTTTAGTAGATGAGCACCGTTTGCAATAACAATAATGACTTCAATGTATCCTTTTTCTTTTACTTCGTCCTCGTCCTCGTCTTTAGCCTTGTTCTTATTTAACTCATCTTCTAACTCGTCATCATCACCTTCTAAGATTGCAGTATTGTAGATGTGACGGGGAATCAAGCCATAATATTTGGTTAAACGTACTTTGTCGTCATCGTAAGCTGTAATATCTTTGTCAGCTTCTAGGTCACGGTCTGAATCAGCGTCTTCTAGGTCAACATCGTTGTAGATACCACTTTCAATACCTAATTCAACTTGGTGACGGGGTACAAACTCATCAATAATGACACCTAAAGCGTCTTCAATGCTAGAAGCAGTGGGGTCAATCAAGAAGTTCTGGGGCTGGATAGGGCGTAACTTAACAATTACGCGAGTTTCTACTGTTACACCCACAGCTTGCATCGCACCGTCCATTACAGGCTGGCTTGCTGGCTTCATTTCGTTAACTTCTTCGATAACTAGCTCAGCCATACCTGTACCATAGACAGCAGCGTTAATTAACACCTCACCTACAGCTTTACGGGTCTTAGTAAAGACGAAATCTTCCGATAACTGTTCACGCAAATAGACAACATCCTTGTTGTCCTTATCGTTACGGTCGTCTTTGATGTCAAACCACTTACCACGACCAAATGTAGCCTCTTCAACTTCAGCAACTGAGCTTTCAACGGCTTGCTGGAGGGCTGGAGAGATTAACTTTGAGCGCTCACTATCACGAAGTTTGTCACCCGCGTCCCAGATACCACGCCATAGACGGTAGTACTCGTCAAACTTCTGCTGGTAGTTAGCCTCGTAGTGGTCACGCCACCGCTCGGTCTTATCCATAACCCAGTCTTCAGCTTTAACCTTCAAATACTTCTTATCATTATCCATATTATTCCTTAATAGCCTGAGAAGGCATCCATAGGTTCGTAATCATCTTCTTCAAAATCGAAAGCATATGACACTTTAGCAAGTTGCTCGATGTAAGAGAGTGCGTCAATCAAGTCGTCATGCACCTGTCGGTTAGGGAATTGAAAAAGCTGGTCTAAGAACTCATTGTTCCAATCGCCTTTGTTTAGTGTTATAGCTCCGTTTTCAAAACGACCTTGTAACGACCAAACAATACGATCTGTCTTTTTCTTATTACCGTGACTTAGTTCATCTACTCTGAAGAATGTCTGTGTCCTCTTCATAATGTCGGACAGATAGGGCATGACAGCTTGTCGCGCAATTCCCTTTTCTATGCCAACTGCCACAGGCTCGTACTTCTTAACAGCATCGAATATCTTCTTCGCTGTCTCCTTTACATCCCATCGCCCGTAAATGATGTCCTCAACATACCAACCTTTTTCGTTTGCCTTAGCAATCGCAATAGCTGTACTGTCTAACCTCTTATTCTTAACACCTTTACTGCCTTCTTCTTCAAAGCCAGCCAAGTCAACCGCTATGTAGTAGTCGCCATCTTTAGGTGCTTCTTCGTCAAACTTAATCCACTTCTCTTTGAACAACTCACCACCGCCAGCCTCAAAGGAAGCCATAAACTCTTGACGGAAAGCGAATGACGACATGCTTTTCTTAGCAGCGTTAATCTCGTCAGGGTCGAGTAGGGGGTTATCAAAGGAGGTAAAGTGAAAGGACTTAAATGTGTCATCTTCACCAGATAATCCATGTTGATACAAATCATAGAAGTGATTACGTCCCATTGGCGTACCAATAAAGAGTGCATCACCTTTCAAGTCGGCTAGTGCAGGTCGAAGGATTTGCTCCCAGACCTCTGGTTTCATGTCGGCGTATTCATCCATAACCAAATAGGCTAAGGATACTCCACGCATTGTCTCTGGTCGGTCAGCGCCCTTTAAGCTGATTGAGGAGCCATTGACAAGTTTTATTTGAAGGTTGTTGACGTGTGCGCCTGTAATAACACTATGTCCAATCTCCAATAGAGACTGCCACATAATGTCACGAGCTTGACCCTGTGTAGGAGCAACGTAGAACACCTGACCTCTTGAGGCTTCTAGTGCTCTAACGATTAACCTATAGGCTGCGAACTTACTTTTTCCTGTACGGCGACCTGCTGCAACAACCTTAAATCGAGTAGGGTCATTCCAAACAACCTGTTGCCAAGGGAGTAGGTTTATGTTTAAATCTGCCATCTATTAAAGAAGAGGATTTGGCATTAAGCCTTTGGACATAAGTAAATCTTCCATTGTGTTAAAATCGTATGTACGCTCCAAAGGGCGAATAGGTTCAACAATACGAGCACGACCCATACCTTGTTGTGTCATATCTTCAGCGGCATAATTGCGAATAGGATTTAAGGCTTCTGTCCTAGGTTGTGATCGCGTCTCTTGAGCATACTCACGAACAGGTATAGTACCCCCAGTTTCAGGTAAGTCTACGCGGCGTGGGTCGGTTTGGGCAAAAGCAGCACGAGCTTTATTACCTTCAGCGTTTACAGTTTCGTAGGCTGACCATCGCTCTTTTGAGTTTTTACCCCAATCACCATCTACTTGAAAAGAATCGTCAAGTTTTTCTAAGGTAAATTGTTTTTCAAATATTTCAGAATTTTCACGCCTAGTGGCAATGTCGGCATCATACTTAGCGCGTTTTTCTTTAGAAAGCCCTGAACTAAACAACCCGGGGTTGATTGCTTTTGTAAGGTCATCAGCTGTTTCAAAATTACCAGCGCGATCGTTAATATAAGCTAATGACACTTTACTAGCAACCGCAGGAGTTTCAAGTAGTTCTGGATTTGTAACTAAACGGTCATCACCATAAACTTTTTGAGAGTACTTAGCATAATTAGCTTTACCCGTTAATTGAACAAAACCACGACCTCGGTATTTGTACCCGTCTCCAGCAGTAGTGTTCCCAAGCTCCTTTGCCTTTTTAGGGTTGGAGGTAATATCGTATTTTTTAAAGTAATCTTTATTACCTAACTCAGAAAGAAAAGCAAAATTCCCTGTTTCTTTTTTAAACTGCCCAAGAAGTAACGCTTGTTTTTTTAAAGGTATATTGGCTGCATTCATATCAGCGCGTAAAGCTGCAACTCGTTTTGTTGTATTACTCATTGTTAATGTCCTCTGCGTCTGAAACGTCTTCGATGATGGTAGCATCTCCACCGATGCCATTAATAGTGATGTTAACAGAAGGGCGACCACCACCAGCTTTGTCCTTCTCAAAATAGGACATCGGTAACATCCTATCCACGAGGAGTTTCCACGCCGCTGCTTGGTTCTTATGTTCGTCATCTAGTGCCGCATCTAGGATGGAGTCAATAACCCTCTTACTCTTAGGGGAAGCCAATAACCTAGCCTTAAACTCTTCGACCGCCGCCGCATCCCCTTTAGGACGACCAACTGATCTTTTCTTAACTGCCGCTAGTTCGTTCTTAGTGGGACGACCGGGGCCTCTCTTAGCAGGTTTGTCCATTTCTGGTTCCTTGTGTTTTGTGTTACTATATAGTCTTGGTAGTCCTAAACCACTTGAGGACTCGTTGTCTATATAGAGGTTCTAGGGGTTATATACACAATGAAGTCGTTTGACTTTAGAGGTCCCCAAGAAACCAATTAAAAGTTTCATACCTATATAGTACAAACTCTAAGTAGACATTATACCACACTTTTGCTAAAATGTCAAGCGTTATCTTCACTTTTCTGTGGCTTATTTACCACAGGTAGAGGTCGATATCGTCACCTATGCGACACCTTAGTTTTTAGTTTGTTTTTTTGGGGGACTCTAACGTCCAGACGCAACCGTCAACAACTCAACTTACTAGTCAACGATCTCGACTGGTGATAGGTTAGTCCTCAGCAATACTAGTTATTCACAGGTTATCCACAGCAGGGGTTTTATCGTGTGTTATCAACCTACTCTGTCTATATAGGGGTTATCTGATCTGTCCCTAATTAAACCCTATATTGACCCTATTTTGTATCTGGGCGGGTACTCTTACCGGTACATAACCGTGTTCCCCCTCCCCCGTCCCTTTATAACCCTCCCCCTAGCATGGTCTTTGTAGTTGTGGTAGGCATGTGAGGTGATGTGGCAGCCTATATAGCCTATGTTTCACGTGGAACAACTGTTGTATTGACACCACAACTTAATACCCCTACAAATAATATGTTTACACAAGCATGCAATACATTCTATATAATAGATACAAGGCAAGCAACTAAGCAAGCCTACCAACCCCAAGGAAACACATCATGTCAGTCACCAAAGAACAAGCGATCGCGAACCTCACAATAGCTAAGTTACAAGCCCAAGTGGCTTGGACAATTTATGTGGATTGGGACACAGACCAATACGACCACATTAGGGCAGAGGCTAAGTACGACACCATGCGCGACATATATACCCAATGCGGGATTCTAACTTGGGATGATATTCAGAGAATACGTAAGTATGTTATTAGCGCAGCAGAGTAATGTGACCAACGAAGCCCTTACAATGTGAGGGTTTCCTTGGCGATATTGCCACTGTCCTAGAATAGGAATGTTATGCAACAAGTGATTCACATAAGTACCATGTCAGGCAAGCTCAAAGGCTTGCGTGCGATCAGTACAAACACACTGACCAACCCATTTTGTATTAAGCAAAATTCAAGTGGCAAAGCGGATAACATTTGCACTATGTGTTACAGCGTCAATATGCTGTCAACTTTTCGTAAGAATACCGCACCAGCATTACAGCGTAACAGTGACTTGTTGCCCATACGTGAGTTAACTGATCGCGAGATACCATTTATTAATGAGCGCATATTTCGCTTCAGCGCTCATGGTGAGTTAGTCAATACAACTCATTTGGTTAACCTATTCCGTATTGCAGCTTTGAACGATGGATGTACTTTCAGTCTGTGGACCAAGCGCAAAGATATAGTTAAAAAAGTCTTAGCTACTATGACCAAGCCTGACAATATGATCTTGATCTACAGTAACCCAACTATTGATAAAGTATTAGCAAAGCCACCAGAGGGTTTTCAACGCAGCTTCAACAACGTGAGCAAGGGTGTCATGGTTGAAGCGCAAAACTGTACGGGACAACGCTGTATCGATTGTCAGCTTTGTTACTCGCACGATACAACGGACACAATTATTGAGGCTGTAAAATGAAAATAATCATAGGCTTCATGGGAACGGTGGTCGCTATATATTATGGCGCACCTATATTATTTAATGCAATTCTAAGTTTTGCTATATTCCAAAGGGTTACACAATGAAAGCGATACTGACTTATGAGGGCGTAGATTTCCAAATATTCTATGACGTGCAGCAGCCAGAGAATGAAATAGGGTTCAGGGGTGCGGTAGACATATCGGGTATATACATTGTAGGTAGCACGCAGGACATATCAGAACTACTTGCTGACCACGTGGTTGACTACTTAACAGAGGAGCTACAAGACAACTTCTAACAACACCAAGCCAAGCCTATGTCGTGTGGGCTTGTCTGGGCGCTGTTGCCTTTGACCAGGGGAATGATATGATTTTAACTATTGAATATGATGCAAACAGCCGTGTGCTTAAGAAAGTGCAACAACACATTGACTGGGCTTTGAAACATAACCCAGACATGAATGGTGTGCGACTTACAATCGAGCGTGGTGACTACACTAGCATGTCAGGAAACGTTGAGGGTCACGCGGCTGTCACGCTGTTTCATGATGTCCAGCGTATTATTGAAAACGAAAAACGTGCTTACATAACCCCGCAATTAATTAAGCACGAAACTACTATGATGGAGATTCAAAATGTTGGATGAACTAATTTTGCAAAGCTGTGGGCGTATTGTGTCGTGTGAGTTCGTCAAGAAGGACGGCACGACACGCAAGATAGTAGGGCGCTTAGGCGTAACCTCCTACCTCAAAGGGGGCAAGAGCACGCTCAATCCAGAAACCTATATCACTATATTCGATATGCAAAAACAAGCGTATCGCTCCATTAACCGTTCCACTATTTTGAGTGTAACTACAGGAGGCGTGCACCATGTATGAAATCCAATGTCGTTGGAGTAGGCTTGTTGTCTACCGCAGTCTTGAACGTATGATGTGTCGTGATTGGTTAGACCTTAATAACGACCCCGACATCTTCGTAATTGTCAAGGTAAAATCTTGAAAATAATCTTAACCTATGTTATACTGATTGTAGCCTTCGTAGTAGCAGCAAGCATTACGAGGGGCTTTTAATAAACCTATACATCAAAGGACTACACTATGCGCTGCATTTGTTGCAATGTGATTCTAACACCAATGGAATCCACCATGAAGTCAATTAGTACTGATGACTACACTGACATGTGTCTAAAGTGCTATTCAACTGTGCAAGAAGACATCCCTGTTCTTATCCGCGAAGACTTAGCGGCAGAAACTGGCACAGATTTTGCTGACTATATAGAGACTAGTTATGATTAAGTTGTTAGACTCCCTAGTCTGGACGTTAGAGTTCCCCATAAACCCAATAGGACTAAGTAAACTATGAACGATGAATTACTAGACGCTGAGTACTTACATTACTCTTACATGGCAGACGCAAAACAAGCAATTGAGATGTTTGGTTTTGGGGACTTCCTAGTCGAGCTTTACGCTACCGGCAAGCAAGCTAGGTCTTTAACGATCACTGAGCTAGAGGCCATGCAGGTTTTAACAGACAACTATGAGGCATAGGTTATGAATTACGACAAGATACATCAACCCTGTGAGGCGTGCAATAGCAGTGATGCCCTTGCAGTTAACTTAGATGGCTCGACCAAGTGCTTTAAATGCGGAGCCTATGCGAGGCCTTCTAACGATTTAAACAGCGTTACCCTACCTACCCCCTCAACTAAGGTAGCCAAGCCCAACAAGGAGCGTCCTGATGCCTTTGTGGGGGGGTTTAAGGATAGAAGGTTATCGTTAGCTACGGCAGATAAGTATAATGTTACTCAAACAAGTACTTTGACTATCTACCCTTACTACAACTTGGACGGAGATGTGGCGGCACAGAAGATAAGGACACCTGAGAAGAAGATGTGGTTTGAAGGTGAGAAAGAAAGCGTACTTTTATTCGGTCAGCAGTTATTTTCTAAAGAAGGCAAAGTAATTACAATCACTGAAGGAGAGTTCGATGCGATGGCTGCATACCAAATGCTTAATACGCCGGTTGTGTCAGTTCGAACCGGAGCGCAAAGCGCACTGTCAGATTGCAAACAACATTTCAAATGGTTAGATTCATTTGAGACGGTAGTGATTAGCTTCGATGCGGATGAGGCAGGTCGGAAAGCGGCAGCGGAGGTGGCTGAGTTATTCGGAAGTAAAGCACGTGTAATGAAGCATGGCAACGGGTTCAAAGATGCGTGCGATTGGTTGGTTGGAAGGCGTGAAGCTGACTTTGTTGCAGCGTGGTACGAGAGTGAGCGTTACAAGCCTGAAGGTATCGTTACTATGGCGGACATTCGCGACCGCCTCCTGATGCCTCCTATTGCGGGTGTGCCGTGGTGCTTTCCTACACTGACTGAGTTGACCTATGGGCGGCGTAAGGGTGAGTTGTTTGGCTTCGGTGCTGGTGTCGGGGTAGGTAAGACAGACATCTTCACACAGCAAATAGCATATGACATTGATGTGTTAGGGTTGAAGGTAGGTGTTATCTATTTAGAGCAGAACGTGGTCGAAACCGCGCAACGTGTGATGGGTAAGCTGGATAAGAAGCTATATCACATACCAGATGGTGCGTGGACTAGAGATCAGTATGTTAAATCGATTGATACATTAGAGGAACGAGATCAGCTGTACATGATGGAGCACTTCGGTACGATGGATTGGAAGACCATCAAGGGCATCATCAAATACTTTAACAAAGCATATGACATCGAGCATATCTATTTAGACCACCTAACGGCCTTGTCAGCGAACGAACAGGACGAGCGTAGGGCACTAGACGGTATCATGGCGGATATGGCAGGGTTGGCGCAGGAGCTGGGTGTTATCATTCACTTCATTAGTCACTTAACCACGCCTGATGGTAAGCCACATGAAGAAGGGGGTCGGGTAATGGAGAAGCATTTTACGGGCAGTAGGTCTATTGCTAGGTGGAGCCACTACATGTTTGGCTTAGAACGTAACAAGCAAGAAGAAGACCCTATAAAGAGGCAGACAACAACGTTCAGGGTGCTTAAGGATAGATTTACAGGGCGTGCAACAGGTATGAAATTTGGCTTGCTATATGACCAAAAGAATGGTATACTGAGTGAAACAACATTATTATCGGATGAACCATTATGAAATTAGAAAAGTATGGCTATTGCTCGAAGACTGGTAAATGCTTAAACCCTTTTGGTGCACGCCCCTTGTGGGTTATCAATAGGGCTAGGCAAATCAGGATGGGTTTGTTAATTGAGTGCACAGAGGAGGCGTTATTTTGACACGAAAAGAACTAATGGCAGACGACACGCAGTACTGCTGTTACTGCGGACAAGAGAAGGTGCGGTTTCACTGCTGTGGTGAGAACCACTTTCAAACATTTGCTCAGATGTCTGCCGATGAGCAAGCTGAGTTTTTCCAAGATGAGGAGTAACACATGAGTGAAAACCACGTTTCCGTCAAAGATGTGTATAAAGGTGCCCCGCCGGAAACACAGAAGCCTTGGGTTGGATTAACCGAGGAGGAGGTGGAGCAGATTGTTAATGGAAACACGCATAACGCTGAAGGCTACCAATTCTGGTGTAGCGGCAAGGGTGTTGCTGAGGTAGTTGAGGCTAAGTTAAAGGAGAAGAATTATGAGTAAAATAACACTGTTACCTAGTGCTGTAGAAAAGATTAACGAGGTTGTAGAACTAAACAACATCGTCACTTCAATAACCATTGAATGTGATAGCAGCTCAGGTATCGGGTCTATCATAACAATGAGTTGGCTGACAGTATACAATGGTCTCTGTACTACGATGACTGTCAATGTTGCTGATGAAAGTGAGTGGTGAGGTGATGGACTATGAGCAAATAGGCGCTGAGATGCGTAATGAAAAGGATGCTTTAATACTGCAAGGGCTTGTTAAAGAGTTCTTTGATAAGTATTTAAACAGAGTGGAAGAGAGTGATAGCGGTACTGAGTTCAGCCCCATCACACTTAGCTGTTGTAGGGTTATGATGTTGGAGCCGTTGAATGATTTATTAACAAAGATGGCAAAGCTGTCTGGTGCAAAGGCGAAGGTGACTTATGGACTTTAGAGTAACAATATGTGATGATGATGCAGATAAGATTGTCGTGGCTGTACTCAAAGAATTAACAAAGGACTTAAAATCTCAACTAAAGAGGAGAAAAAGAAGTGAAGGTTGTGCTGTATTTGAGTTAGACCAAGCAGCAGACCTTATTGAAATAGAAAAAAGAATTGTTAACTTTAAATTAACGTTAGAATATTTTGGGGAACTAGCATGAATGATATTAATGGGACATCAAACGTAGTACTGTTAAAAGAAAACGAAGACGGCAGCGCTGTTTATCAATTTGACTTTCCACCAGAGGCACTAGCGGCCTTGACGCGGTTAGGTATACTCACTGCAATAAAGGCAGGTATTGGTGAAGCTAAGTATCTAGCGCCTGATTATGACTGGGAATTCACAGAGGAGATTAGAGACTTGGCTGAAGATGCTGGGTTTTGTATGTGGCGAGATGAGAGTTACAAGCCGGAGGGTGAGGTGGTAGACTGGGCTTGTAAGTATGACAAAGAGTTAGTTAAATTCTATCATTTAGTTAAAGCTAAGGAGAATAACACATGAAAAAAGTAATAGTAACCGTGGCATTGCTGCTGGCTAGTTTGTCAGCTTCAGCGATAACTCTACCTTTAAGGTGTGAGTTGTATGACGATAGTGCGGAACGTCTTTCCAAGATGGAGTATACTGTCATTGTTCGATCACAGCAGGTACACGTGTATGGTATTGGTTACACATGGCTGGTAGAGTATCGTAATAAGGAGACAGGAAACGTAGCGGCCTTCGTATTAACCGAGGACAGCCTTTGTTTGGTCTATGAGTATGCAACAAAACCTACAGGGGAACCTGTGTGACTGATAAGACACGATATCCACCGCTAACACAGCTAGAGAGGGCGTTGTTAGCTGACAAGATATTCGACATACGGATAGATGAAGAGGAACGCAAGCGAGAGTTAGCAGAGCATGAACTTAAAATGAAAGAGATGTGGAACAGATGAACGACATACAAGAAACATTAGATACACGCGGTAAGCGCTATGGTGAGTATAAAGAGGTGGCAGAAACATCACAATTGTTAAAGAATGTGTTGCGTACATCGCC